CTACATTCCAGGTATCCAATCTTTTATTTCTTTCAAAATTTTATAAGCCTGTTTCATTTTAGAGTTGTCCTCCAAATATTCAATACCTTTAGTTGTAATTCTAACAAGAGACAAATTCTCAATATAAACATCTCCAGACATGTCCCCAGTTACACAAGCGCCTGTCAAAAATCCGTCATCAAACAGATTACGATAGACATCCATTAAGTATAGGTGGGGAATTTCCAGGACGGAAGAGTTTATTTCATTTTCATCGGCTGGCTCTCCATGCTTCATTTTCTGAAAATAATAATTAAGGATTTTATACACAACTACCCAATAATCATTTTTTGCCATTACTACAATCTCCTTTTTTAAAAATATAATCCTTTGCGCTCCACTTTATTATAGCTCTTTTGCTATCTTCCTACAATAAATCAAGTTTTATCTATTTCTCCTCTACAGTATATATACTGCCATTCAAAACTAATCATTTTTCTGATGAATCGACCAGTTTTTACCCCCTTTTTGTCTGAAGTGCTCCGACTTGGAAAAAGTTCCCTTCACCGGTACCCTACTGGGCAGAAAGATTTTTTAAAAGGTGGGGGAGTCAATATCCTTTCAATTCCACAAATCTTTTAGCGATTACCTTCCTACGGCTATTTATATAACGAGTAGTTTTATTTAGTTTCTCTGCCACGTCTTCCCAAGTCGCACCAGCTTCTAAATATCTCATTTTAAAAATTACTAGATCACTTTCAATTAAGTTTTCCATCAAGGTATCTACAACTAGTTTGAAACCTTCTAAATATCTTAGCGTTTGGTCTTCTTCAATTCTAATGATTGTCGCTTCAGTAGGACTAGATACTGTCTTGCCTTTCCCACCAGTATAATCTTCAGTGCTATGTTTCTTATTATGTATCAGTTCCTGTCTTCTCAAATAAATTCTATTAGCAAGCGTTCTATATCGTCCTAACTCAATATCTATCCCGTCCAGGTCTCTGTTACTCAACTCGTACATAGGCAAGTACCTCCACTTAAATTTAAAAATTTTTTTATCTTTCAATTTGTCAAATTGTAAATTCTGTCAAACTGACAAAAAGCGCTAAAAGCCTTCCAACACTCCACTTACCAGGTATCATTGTTTTAAGTTTGACAACTCTTCAGTATGACAAGTTCAAGGGAAATTTCTTCAATTTATCCCCTCAGTTTCTCATATCTTACATTCTGTGAAACTCACTCCATTCTGTAAACCCCTGATATACCTTGCTTTCAAGCTATTACTTCTTTTCAGTTTATGCTTACTTTGTTATGTGAAACTTAGTAAAGCATAAAAGTAGGACTAGCGATATCTCTTCTGTTTAAGCCATATATCACTAGCCTTACTTAATTTGTTCCCTATTTTTCTAAATACACTCTGATATCCCGATATTCCTTAGAAAAATTCATCCATCCGCTAGAATCAGGGGTGAAGAATGGTAGGACAGTAAGCGGACTTACTTCTGTTCGATACGGCGATAGAGAATGTTTCTGACTTATTTCCCTGACTACACCTGTATGGATTTCTTCTACATCCTTCTTTAGTTCTTGAATTTCATCATATGCGTCCAGAATTTGTCTAAGTTTCTTTCGGTATTGTTTGTAGATCTTCTTAGTTTCCATCCGTTGCTTAGTCTCTTTAAAAATGTATTCAAAGATGACTGCATTAGCTTCTGAAAAATCACTATCAAATTTTTCCTGAAGGCCATTAATAGCTTTTTCCATCTTTTCCAGCTGCTCTAAAGATTCTAAATTATTTGACAAAAAAGAATCTATGTTCTCAAATGAAACTGCTTGATTGCCTAACAGGCTTTTCCTTTTTTCGCTTAACTGTTCTCGTGCTGAATTAATCTTACTTTTTTTATTATCTAGATCATCCAGTGTTTCAAATACTTGATTAATATCCATTTCTTTCTCCTAGTTCCATTGAATAAAGTAACCACAATCTTCTTCAACTTTTTTTACATCAAATCGGGTATGTAAAATCAACCGTTTTCCAAAATAGTCATTCGCATTCACCCAACTAAGTGTATCTTTCTTGCGATCAAACAAAGTAACAAAGTTTTCTAGATCTCCGATAAAGCCTTTTTTGTCACCTTTATTCCCTAATGTTGTATCATCTACAATTAAAAAGTTATCTACAAAGAATGTTTCACTTGTCCCTGTCTCTTTATCAACTTTAAGAAGATAATTTCCTGAAGTGTCTTTCATTTTGTCTAAGACATTAAATAGTGATTGACTAATAACCATAGATACATTGCGCTCTGGATTGATTAAAGAAACAATAGATTTCAAGTCGTCCATACTTGTAGCAGTCTGCACTTTCGCAGTTTGGAGAATTTTCCCAATCTCTCTATTTCGTGTTCTACGTTTTAATTTAATAATCTTCTTACCAAGAAAATCCGTTAAATTATATTGGCCATCATCTAACTGTTCCTGTGAAAAATCAAGTTTTCCACTGAATAATTTAACTAAGTAATCAACGCTGATAGTTTTCTTTTTATCTGCTTCTGTTCTCTCAACCGAATTTTCACTAACTTCTTGTAATGAATCAGATTCAAAGTCAGTTACTTCATACTTCCCACCACGGGTACGAGTCTCAATAACATTTACTAGATCAACCAGTTCTTTACGTTGATGTTCATCTTCGTAACTATCAAGGATTGGTTTTTCAATGAGTACATGATTATTTTCTACGTTCATTCCTCTAGTGTTATAACCTGTACTTCGGATATAAGCTTCTAGATTTTCTTTTTGTTTAACTAAGTTAGTTGTCATTTTTTTGCTCCTTTATCTTTTAATATCTGATTTTTGTTTATAATTTTTTCTAAAATTATTTGCTCTTAGCTTTTCTTTTATGACTCTCCGAGCCTTTAGAATCATTTTTTCTAGATTTTGATTTGTCTTGTTTGTTAGCATATTTTTCTAGTATTTCTTGTTTCCGTTGTTCTAAGCTATCATCTTCTTTTTTACACTGAGAAAAGATTTTCTGTCTTTTATCTGGATCCATAGAAAACTTATTGGCTACTACATACCCTAAAGAAGTATCTCCTGACATCTCCCTCACCCCCTTTCTATGCAAACAAAAAGGGACATACCACTAGCATTATATGCTTACGGTATGTCCCTGAGTTGTTCTCAATAGACTTATTTTTTAGTTTCTTTTTTGACTAGATGAGTAAATTTCCCATCTGAATAGAATAAAGTAACTTCTCCAAAACTTGGAACTTTTTCTATTTCTATTATACCACATTTTTCGTAGACAACAAAGCCTTTTTCTGTTGCAAATCGCATTTTATCATCATTCATTGATATTCTCCCCTCACTGTGTTTATAGTGTATCTTTTATCTTTGATCGTAAAAGCCTTGAAAGTGTTCCCTTCTAAACCTTTCAAAATTCTACTTGAATTTCTAGCATTGTATACCGTCCGCAGTTCACTACTATCTAGGTTCGTGTTGAAAATCGTAGTTTCTCGATTATTGATAATATCAAACAAGAAATCCTGTTCCCAATCGCTCTTAGGGGTTACCGTGCCATTTTTTGCCCCCAGGTCATCAATGATTAGAAAATCAACATCAACAAGCTTTTTAACCGCCTCATACTCTGTTAAGTTTGCATTTCTGCCATAAGCCCAGCCTTCTTTTATCTGCTTGATAATCTCGGTTAAGCTGACAAACAAGACACTCTTAGGCTCGTTCTTCTCTCTGAAGCTCTCATTGATTTCTTTGGCCAAGGCAAGCGATAAATGACTTTTCCCTATTCCTGTGCTACCACTGATTAAAGTATTTCCTGTCATACCTGCAAGGTACTTATGGGCTTGCCCCTTAACAAACTCTAACATCTGACGCTCCTCTGTAGTCTTAACAAAGAAATTCTCAAACGTCGCTCCCTTCAACTCGTTAGGAATCGTACTCTCACGCATTAAGACATCATAAGTTTTAAAGTAGGCTTGTCTGTCCTCGAACTGCTGTAATAAGTCTTGCTCTTTTTGTTTAATCTCTCCCTTCATACACTCCGGGCAAAATGCTTGTACTTTTCTTTCTGAACTCCCTAACACCGGTACAGAAATTTCCCAATAATTTACCTGGTGAATATCGCAAACCGTATCCGTTATTTTTCTGTTATTAAATTCTTTAAATTGTTCCTTCATCTGTGCAACTCCTAAAATGGTAGATCTGGGAAGTTATCTTCGGACTTCCCTTTTATGGTTTTAGGCTTTTGATTCAAATAACCATCAAACTTAGAACCGAAAAGTGTTTCTGGTCTCAGATATTTAGAAAATTCAGGACTGTCCTTCCATTCTGCCGTTTTAATATCTATCACCTGTTTAAAATCTTCAAGTGTATAGCCTTCTTTGAATCGTGCCATTATCGGCTTCAAGTTTTTGTCCAAATATTTATAATTTTTCCCAACTGTATGATTCAGATAAGCTAAAGGTATTCTGATTAAATATTTTTCAGGACGTCCTTTAGTTACCTCATCAATCATACTCGGAGTTAACCAATTTGGGAAAGTAAAGTCAGGTTTACCTGACAATATATATTCTTTATATAACTCTTTATCTTTATGTAACTCTTTATCTATCTCTATCTCTGTTGGACACAAGTTGGAATTTATCCCACTCTTTTGGACATTCTCCAATTTTGGTAAATCTTGACTATTTTTTCTTTGGTCTCGCTTGTATTTTGCCCAGTTTGTTTCACTCTCAACCATAGCTTTTGCTTGCGATAATGTAGCGTGTCCATCATCGTCTATCTGAATCAGTCCGCATTTTGTAAAATATGCAACCGTCATATTGATATCATCTTCAGAAACATCTAGTTTTAAAGCTAATTCCTGTACCAAACTATCAAAATAGCCTTCATAGTACAAAATACAATCATCTTCTAAACTTTCCAACATAAGACGGATATAAATCACTGTCATAGTGTAGCCACCAGGCATATTTTTCAGTCGTTTAATAAAAAGATTATCAAAAAACTTCTTATCAACTTTTAACCAAAAATATATTTTAGTCTTTGCCATCATCTACCCCCAAAAACTTTAAAACGTCTGAGACTTTATAATACGCTTTTCTAGTATCTTCAATAGGCGGTATATACTGTGGCAGTCCCGCACCTTCCCATTTTGTTAAGGTTTTATCTCCTATGCCCAGTTCTTCCTTTAGTTCCACCTTGCTAATCAAATCTAATCTTTTTTGAGGTGCTTTCTCATGGCTTTTTAAATATCGTTCCACTGCTTCCAAAATCTTAGACTTTAAATCTTCAATCATTTTTTCAAACATCTTAGTACCCCCATGGCTTAACCGCTGCAAGCTGAATATATCGCCCATAATCAGGGCTTAAATCCTCGCTAGTCGTTTCAATCGTCTGTGTACTTTCTCGCTCGATTTGAGCGCTTTTTTTTGCGGTCTCGGTGGTTTAGATAGATTAGTAAACCAATAGCTACCACAATAAAGATAAGCGCCTGTATGTTGGTTAAATCTAACTCATTCATGTTTTATCCCCTTTCTATAGTCATTAGCCTGTTGAGTATGTTCTGAAATGAGTTGGTTCATAGCTTGGATTACTGTATTTAGTAAAGCTGATGATTGTTTACTGTCTTCCATACTAGCCATTTCTAAGACTAGTAGAGTATCAGTTAACTGACAACAAAGCCCCTCATAATCTACTAGAACATCATTTGTATTTACTGTCATATTGTTTTCCTGTGCCTTTTTTTGCCTGTTTCCTATACACGATTAGTACCACTCCAAACGCTGGGCAGTTGCCCCAAGTTGGCGAACGCTTGTAGCGGTGTTTCGTGAGTAATTACCCATCTTTCAGCTAAACAAGGCCTTAGAATCACCCTGTCAGCGCTTGATTTCAAAACCTTTTCTAATTGCTTGCCTGCTCTTCGGTTTTTCTTTAGGTATTTGATAGAATAGATATTTTTTGCTATAATCAAAGCATAGAAAAAATTTCTATATCCTTAATCTTGTCGCTTGCTCGCCTCGTCTAAAATTTGAGCAAGTGATTTTTTTATTTTCTTTTTGCATGATTACTACCTGACTTTGGTTTATAAAGCAAGTCTTTACTTTCGATAAGATCTAGAATCCAACTGATTCCCTGTTCTACTGTTTCAAGAAATGCGCCCAGGTCTTCACTGTCCAAGTTCTCGTAGTTCATACAAAGATATTCGGCTAGTTGTCTGTCTTTCTCAACTAGCTTTTTAAAATCCTTGGGATACTTAGGAATTTCTAACCCCTTGGCATTTGTAACTGTCTTAAAATCATTTTCCATTTTCTATACTCCTATACTTTAAAAATTAGTTCTTTAATTTCTGAATACCCCCTATTCAAGCTAATCATAGCTATTGCCATATCTTCCAAACGTTGGTAGTTTGTCAATTCTACACTTGTCAAGCCATCAATACCGTTCTTACTTTCTCGCTCATTCATGAGTTGCGCTTTATTCTTCCCTGTCGCTCCCTTTAGTAGTAAGTTTGTAAGTGTACTATAGGCATGCTTAGGTGCTTTCTCCCATGTTTGAATAGCTTCAGTTAAGCTTTTACGCTTTGGTTTTTCTAGTTCCCGTTGAAGATAGAGTTTAGAAAGTTCATCACGCATTTCAAAGAAGGCTTTAACTAGGTTAGTTTTGAAGTTGGCCACTTGCTCAGTATTTTTTAAGAATGTAACTAACAAGGTCGCTTGTTGCTCATTCAAAATATAATCCTTAGTATTCTGGCCGCTTTCCATAGCTTGGATTTTAAATCCAACCTTTCCGAACCGTTCAAACCTTACTTGATGTTTGCGGATTGTCTTGGTTATTGTATGATGTTGCAATCCAGTGCATTCTGCTACGATACTGCTCAGTGTATACGGCTCTTTTCTGCCGTCCATGTAAACCAGTTCCATTGGTTCGCTCCTTTCTTCTTGTTGCTCGTGCTTGCCACCTAAAACAGTACCAAGGTAAATCATTGAGGTAGGGAAAAATTAGGAGAGAATGAACCCCTACAAACCCTTGATACTGCCATAGGTAGCAAGCAAAATAATCTAGTAAATAATTAACTAATTCCGTTTATCAATCTCCAGTGGTAAAGCACCACATGAGAAATCTGTAAATGTAGAGTAGTATTGCGATTGGTTCGCTCCTTTCTAATAATCTTCTAAAAGCCACTCTATCACACTTTCGTAAATGCGCTTAGGTGCATCGTAGTTGCCAGCTTCAATTTTTGCTAGAGTAGGAGGTGTAATTTTTAGTTTCTTGGCTAACTGAACTTTTCCAAGCTGAAGCTCCCCTCGTTTTCGACGAACTTTTTTTGCATGTTCTATTGTTAATAACATTATCAACTCACTCCTTTCTAAAAAATCTTGATTTGGACGAAAGTTTTTTCATCACACTTTGAATTATAAACGAATTTATTTTCGTTTTCAAGCGATAAATGAAATTTTTTTCGTCTATGATTTTATTTTTTCTCTCTACTATGTTATACTTTAGATAAACGTATAAGAGGATAACTAATGGAAAAACAAACACCTAAAAATAATCTAAAAAAACTTAGAATAGAAAAAGGATTCTCCCAAAAAGAATTTTACGAAGATATTATAAAAAAAGAACTAGGTTTGAATATTACTTTACGAACTTATCAAAATTGGGAAAATCCAAATAATGAAATCAAATCAAAACCTGCTCTACTACTTGCAGAATATTTCGGGGTAAATGTTGGATATCTTTTAGGGGAAGACGAAAGAAGAACAACCTACCTAACCTCTACTCTAGAGAAATATAGTGATAACATGGAATCCCCAGTAGATTTCGCAGGATATGGTTTGTTGGCGCTAACTCGTGGTGAAAAAGTAAGGGATACCGTAATAGAAAACCTTAGAGAAATCACAGACTATTATGGACATAGAAGATTTGCTAAAGAAGAATTTAAAAATTGGAGTCAAGAAAAAAAAGATCTTATGTTAAAAGGAATGCAAGACTATGCTGATTCAAATATCGGAAGATTTCTTGCAGGTCTAATGACCTTTCCTGATAAGACTAAAATTACTATTATTGATTTTTTAACACTAGACAATAAAGAAAGGGAAGCTGTTAGTACAATAATTTCCTCGTTAGCTGATAATCCTGTTCTTCATAAAGATTATGACGACTAATATAAAATCACTAATCACTATATAAGCTCCATATCCGCCAATAGCTACTTTATCTCATAGGCCTATTGTTAAAAATATGGGATATCGCACTAAATCTTTTATCAGAAAAACATCAGCATATAGGAGGCTACTTATGAAAAAATTACTAAGCACGTCAGCTATTTTACTTTCTGCTACCCTTCTAGTAGCTTGCTCTAACAATCAATCAACTACCAAAGATAGCTCGGAGCAACCAAAAACGGAGCAAAAAAATACTACTTCAACAAACACAAAAGCCAAAGTAGATAACAGTAAATACGATGATCTAATTTCTGAAATCAAATCAAAATTAGATCCTGAATCAACTGGCGCAATAAGCGTTAAAATTCAAAATAACGTAATCGATTCAGATTCATCCGAACCGCATGATACAATCATGATTTTGCTAACTGGAACGGCTAAAGATAGCGCAAAAGAGACTATGGACGCAATCAATTCAAATTCTGCTACAACTAATCAGCAAAATGCAATTACCGTATTTCGGATGTCTATATCTGAGTTTGCTAAAAAATTACCAGACGACAATACTACTCTTTCCCTTGGGTATGAAAAATCTGCTGATCAATACGACTTAATCGCAAAATCTGCAAAACAAAAAGATTTTATCCCTATTGGAGAACTCATCGTAAATTAAAAAACTCCCCCATATTCGCCAATAGCGCCCCTATTTCTAAGGTCTATTGTGCAAAAACAGAGGAAATTGAAGAATAGAAAGCCATTTTTACAGACTAAAGCGCAAAAAAACGGCAAAATTGACAAATAGAGATGACTAATATCTTCTAAACCATCGGCGAAATCGTGGGCATATATAGAGAGAATTAAAATGAACAAAGAAAATCCATATTTTGAACAAACCAAACAAAACTACATAGAAGTTGAAAAACTCTATAAACTTGGTAAAGCAAAGCATACATCTTCTAAATACAGATTTCTTGCACCAGCAGTTAAAAGACAATCTGAACAATTCTTATTTGAAGCCAAGACTCAAAAAAGAAAATATTGGAAATTCAGTCGTGGTTCTCTGGTATTCGTAGAGTTCGGTGTAAATATAGGTGGAGAATTATCAAATAATCATTGGGCTATTGTCTTAGACAAAGTAGATAGTCCCTATAAAAAAACACTTACAGTAATTCCTCTAACATCTAAAAATCAAATAGATACTGTACTCATAGACGAAGTCATTGCAGAATATCCTTCTATTTTGCTTGATGAATATATTGAAAAATTACACAAAGAATTATTTGCCTACCTAAAATATTTAGATTCCAATAATGCAGTTACTGAAGCTGCCTTATCGGATGTCTACCAAGCTTATACAGAACAATTTTCAAACGAAATAATTCAACCTAAGATAATAGACGATGATAACCTTAAACGGACACAATCAGAAATAAATGACGTTATTGAATTAACTCAATACTACAAAAAATACATTAAGCGTTCTTATGCCAAGTGTAATAACCTTCAAACAATCAGCAAAGATAGAATTTTAAAGAAAAATAGATTAGATCCAATCGGAAAAATGAAAGTATCTGATAACACATTGGACAAAATTAACGAAAAGTTAAAAGAATTATACCTTTTCTAATCTCTTGACATTTTTTAATAATTATATTACAATACAGCTATTAGGAGTTTAGCTCCATAAAGTTTACATTTGGATTTTAGATCCATAACGTGATAGTAGCCGTATTTGATACGGCTACTTTTCTTTTTATATTCTAGTAAACATAACTTAAAATAAAAAACTCCCCCATATTCGCCTTGTTTTCTATTCTGGTACAATTTACCGTCCGACTGCTTAAAATCGAAAATAGAGGGGTTCTCGTAACTCCTCGCATGGTACAAACTCAAAACCTTTTCTAATTGCTTGCCTGCTGATGGAAAAAGGAGTAAAACCATGAAAATTACACAACACACGAAAAAAGACGGATCAGCAGTCTACCGCTCCAGTATCTATCTTGGCATTGATTCTGTAACTGGTAAGAAGGTCAAGACTACCATATCAGCACGAACAAAGAAAGAACTCAAAAACAAGGCCACCCAGGCTAAGGTAGAATTTGAGAAAAACGGCTCTACACGGAAACAACGCTCACATATAACAACCTATAGCGAACTTGTAGACTTGTTTTGGCAAACCTACCAGCATACCATAAAGACTAATACGCAGATAAAGATAAAAGGCTGCTTAAATAACCACCTCTTACCCTCATTTGGCACTTACAAACTAGATAAACTTACCCCTGTTATTATCCAAACTCAGATAAATAAGTGGGCGGATGAGTACAATCAGGACGGAACGGGGTATAAAGAATACAATCACCTTCATGCCTTAAATAAACGTATTCTACAGTATGGAGTTTCTATTCAAGCATTAGACAATAATCCTGCTCGTGATATTGTCATTCCTAGAAAGATAACAAGAGATAAGCAAGAAATTAAATACTTTCAAGATCAGGAACTTAAAAACTTCCTCTCCTATCTCGATAACCTGGAGAATACCTTTGTCAATTTCTATGATACTGTGCTTTATAAAACGCTCCTAGCTACTGGACTGCGCATCCGTGAATGTCTGGCTCTGGAATGGTCTGATATTGACCTGCAGAACGGAACGATCGATATTAACAAAACACTCAACATTTTAAACCAAGTAAACAGTCCTAAGACAAAATCAAGCTATAGAGTTTTGGATATCGATCATAAAACAGTGCTCATGCTTCGTCTCTACCGAGCAAGACAATCAGAAAATGGAAGAAACATTGGCTTAACCTATGAGAAAGTATTCTCTGATAGCTTTGACAACTATGTCAATACTCGAAAGGTTGATTATCGCCTACATAAGCACTTAAAAAGCGCTAACTGTACTGATTTAGGCTTTCATGCTTTCCGACATACTCACGCTAGTATCTTGCTTAATGCTGGCCTGCCATATAAGGAAATACAGACACGGCTTGGCCATGCAAAAATATCTGTAACTATGGACACTTACAGCCATTTATCAAAAGAGAACCAAAAAAGAGCAGTCTCATTCTTTGAAACTGCCCTCGAAAAAATAAAAAGTTCTTAA